AAGACGAGCTTCGCCTACGACCTCATCGTAGAATGTATCACTGCCAATGCAACCAATATTCTTATCGGCTTTCCAAGAACAGGACTTGATTAGGCGGTACTTTTCGCCGCAGCTACAGGAAGCCAACAAGAGTATCAACGGCAAAAACAAAGATTTTATCACATTTTCCACCTCCATTAATAGGTAGTGGTCAAAATCGTGATTTATTAGGTTTAAATTACTTTTTTTGGATAAAAGACCGCTTTGATAGAGGCTCTCTTCCCATTATGGAACATATCAAGTTCACCTTCAATAATCTTTGGTTGCCAATTTTTAGTGTCTTGTTGCGGGGTTGCAGAGTTTTCTCTAATCTTTTTAGCAAGAATAAAGATGTTTCTTTTGTGGCTTTTTATTGTAACATATTGAATATAAATAACACATGCCAAGGTGAATGTCAATAGAATGTCCCAAGCCATGATGTTACCTTTCGTCGTTTTCATCAAGTGAGAGGCTTATATACCCAGTGAAGCAGAACACAGCAGAGGCAATAGCCAACAAGTACATGTCTGAAGACCCGAGAGAAAGCCCAAACGAGAACAGTGCAAGATTCACGCCAGTTGCCACGAGCAACACCACCTTCAATGTCTTTCTAAGGTTTTTCATTTGCCGCCCTTTCTTTAATCAACTGGACAGTCAGAGAATAGATTATATGATTGCAATCATGGAAGACATTGTACTCACGCAAAGACGCCATGCTCTTCATCTTCTCAAGTTCTTCTGTCGTAAACTCGGCAGCCTTATATGGATAAGGCTTTTGCTTTCTTTCTGACTCCATGTATTAACTAGGCGGGCGGAGCACTCTTGCTGCGTTTTTTAATTGGTTCCTTCTCATAAGGCTCAGTATTGTCCTGACCTCCATCACCAATTAATTCTTCTTTGTTGTCTTCGTGGTCTTTAATGTATGAAGAATCTTTTTGAAAATCCTTGCCCTCTTCCTGTTTCTTCTCTGCTTCCAGTGTCTTCTTCGACTTCTTTTCATCGGGAAGATGCTTTTCAATTCTAAACTTTAAAAGAGACTTGCCGTTGATGGTCGGCTGACCAATCTCATCGGTGCCAATCTCTTTTACTTCAATTCTTTTATTTTTATATTTACCGCCAAGAACAATATCTCCGACTTCAATGTCAAGAGTGATTGCTTCTTGCAACTGGGAGTCTTCATTCCACGGACCTTCGTGACCAGACTTCATGCAGTTAATCATAGACTCTTCGGCTGTATACTCTGCGTGTACCTCTGGCTGGTAAAGTTCATAGTATGTGCCCTTTGGAATCCCGTCAGGCTTCGTGTGTTTGGTTTGGTCATCAAACACCACATCTTCCATTTCAACCCAAGCGTGATTATAACTCTCGCCACTAAATTTGTCTGTGACCTTTCCGTGAACAACTTTGAATTTATCTTTATTGTCAATGTCTGGGTGAACTCCCTTGCCAGGAGGCTTAGTCTTGTCTATGTGGTCATTTGACCACTTGGTTGCCATTCTGTTGGCAAACGGGTAGCACTGACCGAGAGCGATTTTCTCGCTCTCAGTGATGAACCTGCGCCAATTTTCCATTAAGTGTTTCACTTCTCAATACTCACTGCGTTAACTACTAGAACTCTCCCCAACCTGATGAACTCAGCCGTGTCTACCAACTGCCCATCAATCAATGCCATAGCATGTCCTCTTGATGAAAGATAATAGACACCCTTTGGGTGGTCTTCAATAAATTTCTTCAGTGTTGGCTTCCACCCTTCCCTTACGGATTTCTGCATCCACCCGTACTCATTTTTTAATTTATATCCCATGTCTCTCTTGAGATACATGAACATATCAATGCCAGTGGTATGGCTAAGGCAAGCATCCTGTGGAACCTCATCACCAAAGTGGTCAGCGATAGCAAGCACGGTAGCGTTCGTGCATTCGCCTTCAGATAGATACCCTCTCCAATTTTCCATCAATAGCTTCATGCGATGAACAGCCTCCCCGCTGCCTTGAGGGCTTGCATCACCTCTGGGTTATCTTTCTTATACATTCTTGTTGTCGGGTCTTTGTGCCAGTCGGGTCCATGCTTTGATATAGCTCGGGCTTGGTCACAGTCGTCAGACTCGTCATCTGGTGTAAGCTGGGGAACTGTCTTGTTTAACCTTGCACCTGCCCCTTCGGGGTTGTGACTCACATCCATTTGATTGCCCGATACATCCCCTCTCTTTCCATATTTGTCCCAAACAGCCTGAGCGTTATCAGATACTGAGAATCTATCTGCCGTCAGCCCTCCGCCTTCTTGCGAAGCCCACTCAATTGCAACCTCATAAAGGAGCGGACCCCAGCCCTTAGCTGCGCTGCTTCCGATAACTGTGAAGCCGCCGAAGCATGGACCTTCTGCGTCTGATTCAGTCTCCATGATGTCCACGGAGCCATAAGGGATGCCTTCGTCATTGCCATCGTCGCCAAGAGTATCGTAACCATTCTCGTGCAACTCAGCATACTTGAATGACATACCGAAGGAATCTTCAGAGTCGCCAACAATGCCGATGCCCTTTGGAAGGGCAAGTAACATATTAATCTGCTTTTGAATTCGTGGGTCGGTGCCCTCGGCTAAGAACTTCCGCCACTCTGTTAATAGTTTCTTCATTGTTCGTCTGTGTCCATTCTTAATACAGTATAATTGTGCCAAGCAATGCACTTGTTGACCACAGTCTCAAAACTAAAACGGGCTGGGATTGGGATGAACGGCAAGATTGCATGAACCGAATAACAAATTGAAGCCAAGGAAAGATAGAGCCCCACCCTTCCTGCGAACTTCAAGTGACCAAAGTAGGTTTCGTTATTTTCTTTTAAGTGCTTTGTAAGAAACATCAACTACCCCCTACCAATCTTTACAAGACCAGTATCCTGCTGAGAATTTGTCCGTCTTCTCATCGCAATTGTGCCTACTTCTAAAGTTCGACTTGTTGTCTTTGCTGTCGCTTTTATTTTCCATATTAGCATCACCAAAGCGGATAATCTTTTCTTTGCCGTCCTTGCAAGCCTTAACAACCTTCTGCTTCTTGCCGTATCCAGGCTCACCCTTCTTAATGTAACGAGGACTGTTGCACTTCATGCGCTCCTTGTCTGTTTCCTCTTTAATAAAGAAGTCATCGATGAAAGTTGCAACATTCTCTTGGAGGTTGTCGTCCACCTTCTTTGATTCGTCCAAGCCGATGGCTGAAATGGCGGTGCTGACAATCGACATGACTTGATTTTTAATTCTATCTCGGTCTGTTGGGTCGCCAGCATTCAAGCCCATTTTTTGCATCTGTTCTATAATAAAATCTTGGACTGCGGTCTGGAGACCACTCTCAAGTGGCGAGCCTCGTTCGGTCAACTCAGCCTCATCAATATCTAGAGTCTCTGGATAGTCTTCATCCCCAGGCTTTGCTTTCTTTTCGCCCGAACCAGCCTTCATCCTCTTTTTCTTTGCGTGGATGTTTTTCCAGAGACCTTCGCCCTCGTCGATGTCGTAGAGTTCCATACCATCGGAGGTGCCACCAGATACTAAGTCTTGTGCAAGAGCAATAACTTCGTCGCCTCTTTGTCCGAAGACTTTCATGTTGGCGTCGGAGTAAAGCTCAATAACATAACCTTCTCTACCAGTTGTAGTAGTAGTCAATTCGATAACCTTGCCAGTAGCGCCTTTAAGTGAACCATCGACAACATTAACGAACTCGCCTACTTTAAAACCACCTTCAGCCCCTTCGTTAGTTTTCTCCCTACAAGAGCCCTGCTCGCCTTCTGGCACATCAGGGTTCCTCTCGTAGCCGTCCCAACAGTCCTCAGACAGTACTTCGTCAATAATCGACGATACGAAGCTTTGCAGCTTTTCTTCGCTCTTCATGAAAGCCAAGCCCTGTTTCATTGTCTTCTTGCTTCGTCGCTCGACCTCATCGTCGTATTTATCTTTAACTTCGGCAGCTTCCTTCTTAACCTCCACCTCGGCTTCATCAGACATAACATAATCACCATTCTCATGCTGTGCCACATCTGGCATAGCCATCATAGCTTTTTGCAACTCTTCTTCTTCTGCATCAACAGCGCCCATTATAGCTTCGAGCCCTGCTGCGCCGCCTTCGGCTTCAAGGGTCTGCCTGACAGCTTCTGGGTCTACATGAACATATCCCTTCTCTGCAAGAGAGTTGTGCTCGTCTTCCGACTGAGCCTCGTCGGACTCTCCCGTTTCAGGGTTGTACATCGTGTGTACTTTAAAATCCGACCCCTCCTCTTCTTTAAGATATTTTCGCCACTCTGTTAGTAGGTTTTTCATTTCTTTTCGGCTCCTTTGGCTTCTGTAAGTTTTCGCACCACAGTCTGGCGTACACGCTCTGCAAGCGACTGCCTGAACTCGTTAGCGCCGTCTTGATGCCCTGCCATGCAAGCCTTGTGTCCGATACCAGTCAAGCCTCTACAAACATCAACAACTGCCATGCCCTCTTTGCCCTTCTTGAAGCCCATCGCATAAGCCTGCTCACTGGCTCTTTCGTCTTCTGGGCTGAGTGCTTCTTCAACATTGCCCACTTGATTTCTTTTATAATCTAATTCTTCTGATGCCTTCCAGAGCAGTCGGGCAGCATCATCTGCGTAAGATGCAGCGTCGCCCTCTAAGGAATCGTAGGTTAGCTCATTAAGAATTTTTATGCACTGTTCGAATGCTTGTGCTCTTGGGTCTTCTCCAATGTCAAGCTGGTCGAAGGAGTTTGCGAAATGATAGCGCCCTTCGTGAACCTTGTTGCGCTTCTTGCTTTCGCTATAGTATTCTTCAAAGTCGTTGGTGCCGTCGTCTTCATACTCGTCTTCGGCTTCTGGCATTTGCTCAAGCTCCATGCCGCTCATCTTAGCCCAAGCCTGAAGAATCTTTTGGTTGTCTGCACCATAATAGTCTTCAAAGACGCTGCTATCCCACTTCTGCATTCCACCTTGATTCTTGCTTGGGTCTGCGTTGACAGCCATCATTCTACTAATTTGCTCTTCGGGTGCCCAGCCGCCCACTCCAGCATCAGCCAAGTCGAGAACCATCATTCCTAGAGTCTGTTCTGTCTCTTCGCCATTCTCGTCGAAGAACTCATACACATCGCCATAGCCAGTGTTTGATACAGAGTACTGAAGCTTGCCGCCTGCGGACTCTCTCATTCCCCTGCCCATGCCAGACTGTGAGGGCATCTTGTCGTACTCGGTATCAACGCCCATAGCGGCTTCTTCTTCTGCCGCAGCATCGTCAACCACAGCTTGTGCTTCTGGTGAGTTTTTCATGCCAGCATAATATTCTTCTAGTTGCTCGTCGCTCATTGAATCTAGCTTATCAAAGTCGCCATAAGTTTCTCTGCTGCCCGTCAACTCCTTAGAGTAGTCACGAATAGCATCGTATAGGTCTGCCCTCGGACCCGACGGGTACCCCTGTGCAGCCCACTGACTCCAGTTCTCATTTAATTTTTTAAAATCCTTGAGTTTCATCTTCTTCACTTCCCTTTATATATTTGACCCAAGCAAAGGTCTTTCTGTTTCTTAAGTAATGTACTGTCGATTCATGAGTATAAGCCTCTACTTCGAACACATTAAACCGATAGGCTGTAGGACCGTCCATTCTCTTTATAATTCTATTATATAAATAGCTCAAACCGTACAAAATCCACTGGCCTACAAACAATAATTCTAGCTGCTGGTGAAAATGAATACACTCGTGGCGCTTTGTAGTGGTAGATAATATACCTCGGCACCATACAAAGGGTCCGATACTCACAGCCCATACCTCAATAGGGACCAGCTTGCTCAGCCAAACTGGGAATCTAGATTCCTCGATATAAATCGGGCGTAGGTTTTTTATAAGACTCTGCATTTATTCTGCCTCGTTTTGAGCTTCTGGTGTGGTTTCGTCATCATTCCCAAATGTCTGCTGTTCGCCGTCTTGGTAAGTGATAATTGTTTTATTTGCTGGGTGTGGACCGATGTGGACCTTGATAAAGTCGTTCATCGAGTCAAAAATTGCAATGCCACCACGAGGCGGCGGATAGAGCCAGTGGACAATGCACTGACCAGTTGCCAATACAACGCCTTCGATGACAACACCCGTGCCCGAGACGCCAGATTCATCGAACCGTCGGGCAACGGTGAATGTTCGAATACCTCGGGCTGCTAGTTTTGGTGGTGCTGAGGGGAGCAACTCATCTTGTGCTGCTCTCTCCTTCTCTTGCTCTTCTGCCTGTAAAGACTTTTCGTCATTATCTTCACTCATATCGTAAGTCTCCTCTCACGGGGGGAATCTGTTATTATTTCACTCAATAAATAGTTCTGTCTCGCACAAAAAGATGTTTGTCAATAAATGCTATTTTTTTCATCTTTTTTGGATTTTATGTAAATGTCCACAATAATTAAGAAGGAGCAGCGAGAGTTCAAACTCCTCGTGCCCTTGGATATTCTAAATTAATCTTCTTCGGGTTATTTTCTGCAAACTTCTTAAGCAATGCTTTAGTTTCTCGCTTGCTCGCACCGAGAATATAAACATACTTATGTTTCGAAGGTGATGGTCGCTGCTGACAACGAGCACGATGGTCTTTTCTTGCTTGTTTAAGCATGGCAGCTTCCTTCTCAGGAATAGCCTTCCAGTCTACCTTGCGATAATTCTTCTTCGAACCCACATACTTGTACCACTCGGGTTGCCATGTCATGCCCAACTGTTTTGCATACCGCACAATTTGACTTCTATCGCTGAAGCCCGATGCGCCAAACCACCCACGGTCTGGTTTAGCTGGGTCTAGGTATTGATTGCCCGTGCCAAACTTCTGCCCAAGGTAATGGAAGTTACAAGCCTGATAGAGTGTGCCAAGCTCTTTCGCTTCAGGGTCGCTGTAAGCTGTAAAGAATCTAAACTCAGTATGCTGCACCATCCAACGCACTGACTGCATTATCAACCATGAGCCAAGATTTTTAGGTGACCACGAAATACACGCACCCCGTGCAATTAATTTCTCCTTGCCTCGGTTTTCCTTGCCTAAGAGGTTTGAGAAGGTATACGGAGTCGCCATGACAATGGTACCAGCCAAAGTGCCGCAACCCTTAAGTCGAGCAGTGAACCTGTGAGTGGACCAAATTGGCATCTTGCCTAGCCACTCGTGTCGTTCGATGAACTGCCTAATCTCGGAGCAAACAAGCTTGTCCTCTTTGGGAACATATTCAAATTCAAAATCTGAGACTTTTAGCTGAGAAGTTTTTTGCGCAGTTAAGCCTGCCAGTTCCAAATCAGTTTCTCTGTTAACATCAGAGATGTGAGCTTGCCAACACTTATCACCAGCGTATTCCTTGAACCTCTCGTGGGCGTTCATCAGTGCACCTCAAAAGAGATGCCATAATTGATTGCAGTGCTAGACTTGAGACTCCTCAAGGACTCCAAGAGTGTTAATATAGCGACATAATCAGCATTGCTGATAACAACATCTCCGTCTGCAATCATATCCAAGTACTGCTGTGGTACTTCCACACCAGGGTCTTCGCTGAGGCTCGTGAGTAGCCCGTCCATTGAAGAGCTTCCACAATAAAGCTCACACAGGTGAATGATTGGGGAGTCATCCCACACATCGACCTCTCTGAGTTCAGCATAGTATTTTAAAAGACAGCTTGAGGTGGTCTTTAGCTCCAGCAACTCTTCTCTTATCTTTTCAAGCGAGCCTGCTGGTATAACATATAGCTTTTCATCTGACATCTTTTAATTCTAATCCCTCTTCTGTCGCATTCTTCTGACAGACTTCATGGTTAGGTTTGCTGGTCCTTGTCCGAAGAAGTAACGGCATCGCTTCTTGTCGGTAATCACGAGGGCAGACAAATATTTTACACCGTCCTCTTCTTTTGGATAAATCCAATGAGACACTGGGGACAGCTTCCCATATCTCGGCTTTGTTTGGCGTCGTTGAAACTTCATTCGCTTTGGCGGAAGATTTAGATGAGCAATGCATCTGCCGAAAAGCTCCTGCTTGGTGGTTCCATCGGCAAAGTGTTTTTCCCAATCAACTGCGATTCGAACGCAGACAACCCACTTTTTTGAGCCGAACTCATCAACCTCCCAAAACATAGACCCGTGATATTTTCCTTCTCTATACTCAACCTCTTCATCTCGATTATGATAGCCTAGGAACTCTGTCTGTTTAAGCAAGGTGCACTCAACTGGTGTCAGCCCTGAAACATCAAAGTGAAACTTTTCTTTCTTCTTTGCCGTCTTAGCCAATTTCATTCTCTCCCTTTGCGCTCAAGTGTGAGCACAAGTCCGTGTAGCCTCCAATAAAAAACTCTTCCTCGGAGCCTTCGTCGGAGGTAATATACTGAGTAACCATCGGGACAGTCTGCCACTGTCGTAAAGCCTTTGCTTCATTAAGCTGCTGGCTGTCCCGCCCCAGCAAGACCATCGATACCGTATAGCCCCCACTCTTTAGCAGGTCATATGCTTTATCGCACCAAGGGCAACCATCCCAAGCAATGATTTCGAACCTTGACTCACCCATTGAGCACCTCACGATTTCCCGCATTCACACCGAGGCTGGCTTTCACAGTCTGGACACTGCCAACAACCGTAATATCAATACCAGACTGACCCCTGTCGAGATACAACCTTGTGAACTGTTGGCGACCGTCGATATCTTCTGGAAGATAGCCCTCGCTGAGCATCTTTAACATCTGATGGTCTTCTCGCAAACATACAACATGGTCAGGATTAACTGTGACCTCTCTGAGGTTGTAAGCTTTTAGCCTCTCGGCGGAGTTTGTGTATTGTTGCCTTTGCTCTACAACTTCTACAAGAGTTACTAACATGCGCTTTCTCCTTTTACTTTATAATCTTCACCATACACTGCGTATGCTTCAGAAACTTTAACATGCCACAATTTTCCACAGTATAAAATCTCACACAAATTATTCTTTACCTCGCTCGACATGATTATACAATTTGCTGGCTTTTCTATTTTTACATAGCGCTCTACATAAAAACCCGTTGCATCATCATCACGAACTATCAGTGTTGAGCCCGATGGAATATAAACTAGTCTTCCTTTTTCTACATAATCAGAGGTAATCATTTGTCCCCCTCTTCATCAGCAGAGTCGTCACCTGCGCCCCAGTTTTGGAATGTCCTCTTGAGGGCATCGGTCTCCATTTTATGTTCAGCCAAACGGGCTTGAATCACTCCCATTGAAGATTCGTCAACTGGTAGCTGAGTTGGCGGGTCGACACCTGTAGGGGTAGCCACTGGGTCAGCTTCAGGGTAAACCTGAGATGTTTGCTGAGCATGATAGCCCCTCATGATACCTTCAACATCTGAAAGTCGTTCATCGGACTGCAACAAGAGTTCCCTTATCGACTCTATCTCAGATAGTAGCGACTGGTAAGCCGCTGCGGTGTCCATACGATGAACCCTATCTGCTGCTTCTCTAAGTTGGCGGACAACTGAATATTCCAAGAGCTTTTTCATCTCTTCGGGAATCTGCTCCACCTCTACCGTGTATTGTATGTTTACTCGCATTTGGTTTTACTCCAAAACTATATTTATATTTATATACAAGTATACACCCTATGGTGCATACTGTTAATCAATAATTTTATTTAGAATCGACCTCGTTTGAGGTGTCGCTCTTCAGCGAAGACGGGGACCGCTGCTCCAACGGGCAAGACCATGTATACCTTGGTGCCACGAGCAGCATTAGTGACTGGTTTGGCATTGACCTTCATCACAAAGCCCTTCATGCCACGGTACCGAGCGCCAGCAGAGGAGCGCCACTCAACCTTGGAGCCGACTGGAAACGATGGCTCAGCGAAGTGTGCCGCAATCACTTTAGCTGCATACTTGTTCTCAGTCAGCGAGCGGTACTGCTTTTCGGTCGGGACGAAGCCATCAACATTTAAGACACTGTGAGCAAGGTCACCAAAGTACGGAGGGTTGGCGGCATAATATGCAGCAGCCACTTTCATGCGCTCAGCACGGACAGCATCATAGTCATCCGCCCAAGTAGCTCGACGGGCGATGACTTCTTCGGAATGATTGTCTTCAATCTTCTCTAGAATCTGAATCTGGCGGGCGCTGAGGCTGCCACGAGTTCGGTTTTGCTCCTGCAAGCTCTCAAGGAAACCACGGTCCCACGACCTCGGGTCAGTCAACGGCATGACTGCATCGATGCGGGAACCAAGCGTTTGGTCGCTCAAGTCAGGAGCATCGGCAGCATACTTTGCTTCCAGCTTATCAATCCAAGTACGGCGACCGCTGGTGAGGCGACCAGTGCGTTCATAATATGCCAGAAGTGACTCTGCAAACTGCAAGTCACGACCGCTAGCTTTAAGCCTAGGGTTGGCAACAAGCGTCTCAAGTCTTTTACGAAGTGTGCTCATCAGTAAAACCTCCATCTCACATACTAAATATAGCCTAAGTGACCTTATTTGTCAAGCTTTATTTGAACTTTTTTTGCCGCTAATATCGGCTTGTTCATCTATTACTTAGACAACTCTCCCATCCAACATACATAATATACCATTATCGACAGTACTTGTCAAGGGAAAAGTTAGCTTTTTATTTAATATTTCAAGCTCCTGGTACGATAAGTGACATAAAAGCCTTGACAAGCAAGCCCAATACACCAAGACCGATTGCCCAAGTGACCTTATTGTAGATTTGTAGTTGCAATTCCAAGCGAAGGAGTCGCTCATCCTGCATTCGGTTTCCATCGAGAGTTGCGTTGGCTCGCTCTCTCCACTCTCTCAACTCTTTTACCTGTGCAATCGCCCCTTCCTGGGGATTATTCAAAGTGTGCTCCATCACATCCAAGCGTTGGTCAATCTTCTCAAGGTGGTCGTTTGTCTTCTTGACAAGCTCCATGAGCCCATCCCATCCACCATTTTGAGAAGGATGGCTCTTGGTGGCGTCGACCTGCTCACGCACATCTCCGACTTCCTCACGCATGTTACCAAGTTGGCGCAACACTTCTGATAATTGCTGAGAGATGTGACTCTCCTCGTTCATATTATCCTTCATATTTACTACCTCCCAAACGAATGATTAGTAACCCTCATTCCTGAGTAAATAGTTACAAGGTCATCAATTTATCTCGACAATCCCGTGAGAAGTTGTAATAAGTATCCCTGCTGCGGACACAGCATTCGTAAGGGCAGTTTTTGTTACTTTTACTGGGTCAATAATTCCAGACTCCAGCATATTAACTACAGTGCTAGTTGCGAAGTCGTAACCGTAGCCGTCGTCGACCTCTGTCAAGGTTTTAATCATGACATCAGCGGAGGTACCTGCGTTGGCACACATCTGGCGGATTGGTTCCTTACATGCATCAATAACAATCTGACGCCCAACAAGCTCGGCTTGGGTAAGTGCTGTCGTAGGGGTCGCCTCAACTGCCACGGCTGCTCTTAGGAGAGCCATGCCGCCGCCAAGGGTAACACCCTGCTCTTGAGCAGACTTAACCGCCTTAAGGGCATCGTCAGCCCTGTGCAAGGCTTCCATCATTTCAACCTCAGTTGTGCCGCCAACCTTAATGATTCCAATTCCACTGGCGAGTCGATTAATTCTTCTCTGAATCGCTTCACATTCTTTCATTGAAGGAGTTTGCTTGATTTCTTCTTTTAACTCTTCAATTCTTTGCTCAATTGCATCGCCGTCGCCCTTGCCGCCGACGAAAGTTGACCAATTCTTCTTTGCCTCGATGGTTGCGCATGTACCCAGGTCACTTAACTTAGTATTTGTCAGCGTAACTCCGTTGGCTGGACCGATGAATGTCGCACCAGTCGATAAAGCCAAGTCTGATAGACAGGCTCGGCGCTCTTCGCCATATCCTGGGGCTTTAATTGCTGCGACTTTCATTGAGCCACGAGAGACATTAGCAATCAAAGCTGCAAGAGCTTGGTCCTTTACATCCTCTGCGACTACAGTCAGTGCTCGCCCTTCCCTCGCCACAATCTGAAGAACTGGGAAAATCTCTTCCACTGCTGAGATAGTTCCATCGTAAACCAAGACCAGTGCGTTTTCTTGTCGCATTGTCCATCGACGCCTATCAGTGACGAAAGTATTTGATAAATACCCAGCATCGAACTGGAACCCTTCGATAAGTTCAAGCGTTGTTTCATGAGAGTTGGCTGGTTCAATTGTAATCGCACCGTGTTTCCCAACTTGGTCGACCGCTTGAGCAATTAAGCCACCGAGCTTCTGGTCACCATTAGCAGAAACAACTGCAACATGGTTAACTTGCTCGAAAGATTTAAGGGGTGTTGCCTCGTCAGAGAGGTGCTCCAGAAGAGATTCTGTAGTCTTGTCAATACCTCTCTTGATTTCTACAGGGGAGACTCCAGCAATCAAGTGTCTCGTGGCACCCTCGACGATGCCCCTAGCAACCATTGTAGATGTCGTCGTGCCGTCGCCAGCTTCGTCGGCAGTGACCTGTGAGGCTTGCTTGACGACCTGAGCACCGAGATTCTCAAAGGGGTCTTCAAAGGAAACAAAAGATGCAACAGTTACGCCGTCCTTTGTAATGACTGGTCTTTCTCCAGCCTTTTGTAAAATAACATTGCGACCTTTTGGTCCAAGTGTTGCGCCTACATTGTCAGCCAAACTGTTGACACCTGTAGCGATTTTTTTAATTAACGATAGGTTAGAATCATATACCTTGCTCATTTATCCTCCAGTAGATATTTTAAGTATGTACAATATAACACAAGTTGAGACGCTTGTAAAGGATTATTTTAGTAGACTATCTTTATAGTCATCTTACCCTTGTTGCCTGTAGCGAAATAATTCTTTTTGGCGTCAATAAATATTTCGCCGTTGAACTGTGCTGGGTAAATTAGTTTAAGTGGGGCAGACTCTAAGGCAGGGGAGCCGTCTTTTGCCGTTGTTGGCTTGTAGGCACCCTGCTTCGCATAAATCTGAACCAAAGGGAACCTGTTATACATCGCCTTTGCAAACCTTGTAATTTCGCCTGAGCTATTGACCATGTTTTGGACCTCAATCGCTAAACCAGCAAGAATATGTAGTGCCTCTCTGTAATTTGGCTTAGTAGTGTCGGCGTTGAGGTTTTTCTTATATTTCCTCAACTCCTGCACGACCTGTGGATTTGCTTTAACAATTTCTGCCCAAGTATTGGGTTTCCACCTGTTTTTCACCATGGTTTTCATCAGTTCTTTCGCAGCATCCCAGCTTGCAGCAGGCTGCGGGAAACCGAGTGACTTTGCCGCTTCGAATGGCATAGTGGCGTAGGTGTATCTCTTGTCTGCTAAAATTTCTATAATACCGAGGGCTCCCTCTGCGCCATTGTTGTAAATGTTTAGCGCATTGCCTGGTCCAAATTGTCCTACCAGTGCAACCTTGTCTTCGGCGGAGAGACTGTTCAGACCTTTGTAAAGCTCGGCAAGACTTGGGTTTGCGCCAGACTTTGCTTTTGAACTGACATAGACTTCTTGTTCGCCAAAAGCAAGTACACTGTCTTTTAACTTCTCGGTCTTTGAGGTCGGGTAATAGATTCCCTCGTTAGCTGTAAAGCCCTTGATGTCGTAGGGTTCTAATAATGCTTTCTCTGCTTCGTCAATTGGTCCTGTTAAAAACCTTGCATTTTTGGTTGCCAGGAATATTGGACCCACAACTTCTGAAAAATACTTATAAATCGAGGGCAGATATTTTTTCCTGCTCTCCTCTGAATCAAATTTTAGGAGGGGCAGTTGTCCACTGCCGCCAACAGCAGCTTTGAGATACTCAATCAAACTCTTTGCGAGTTTATTATCACCTATCTTATTCAGAACATCACTTGACAATGCAGATGGCAGTTGCGTCACGGGTCTTATCTTGGATGGATTGATGAAAAGGTCTGGTCCAACATCAAGAATCTCTTTTGACGATTGAGTTCCTGAAAAGGCATAGCCAGTTTTCAGTGTAAAATCTTTTTCCTGCCAAAAAGGACTGTTCTTAGTATATTTTATGAAAGACTTTTTACCGTCTTCGGCGAAAACAATGATTACCGCTTTGACTGCATTGGTAAGCTTTTCTGGATGCCTATAGAGAACTTCTGAATCCTTTGTGAGTTCATCGGTAACGGCTACGAGAGTTTTGGTATCCTTAATTTCATCACCAACCTTCAGCACAGGCTCACCGTTATCGTCTTTGAGTTCAAGTTCAACTTCGGACCTGTCTCCAACTTCAAGGAAACTAAAAGAAGATAGCATCAGCTTATTCCCAGACTCATCTGTGATTACTGCGCCCATCTTGGATTGATGTGCGACGCCTCTATTGCTCTCATAAAGAGTCGTAGACTCCTTCAAGACCTCAAGCACCAAGTCATCAATCTTATCTAAGGTTAGAATATCTTTCTTGGAAAAATAATTCTCAACCAACAAGTTCCAGTTAGCCATTGTTTAAAATACCTCGTCTGCAATTCCGTACTCTACCGCTTGCTCAGCAGTGAGATAAATATTAACTTTTCTATTAAGCATCTTGCGAACCATAGCCTTTGTCATGTCTGACTCACGAACAAGAGTTTCAATATACCTCTCTTGTATCCAGCGAATTTCATCCATCTCGTTTTCAAGGTTGTGCATCGCACCATGTGTACCACCCACGACTGAGTGAATCATTACACGGCAGTTCTTGCCGATTCTTCTCTTGCCCTTCGTTCCCGAAGCAAGAATGAGTACGCCTGCGGACATGACTTTGCCGATGCCTACGGTGTGAATCTCGCAATCCTCACGCACATTTCGCATCATATCATGAATGCCAAACATGTCCATTGCTGAGCCGCCGTAAGTAGAGATAATCATCTCCATTGGCTCACATGTCTCAACGATTTCTGAGTTAGGGTCAGTGGGGTCTTCCAACTCTTGTCGTACACCAGTTTCACGCAGAGTCAACAAGCCATAAATGACATCGCTAGCCTTCTCTTCTGTTACATCCCCAATCAATCCGATTGTGCGAATCTTCTTGTCCCTGCCTGACCCTCCGCCGAGCAAGTCCATAAGAGGGGGCAGCATGATAATTGACTTTTGATTGTCCCCACTCTCTTCAACTTCTTCTTCAACGCTGTCGTCCTGAGAAGTTGCTACTTCTTCGACTGCTTTTTCTTCGTCTGCTTTCTTCTTCCTAGGCATTTTAGTAAGTCTCCTTTTTAATATAAGATAATTCGCCATGTTCCCAAGACAACTCAATATTGTTGTCTAGGTACTCATTAATAAGTAGAAGGTATTCCTTCATTGAGTCAATATCAATCTCTTCTGACGATAATTTATTGTACAACCATTTCATTATTCCGTTAACCATAAATAATTTCTCACAATGGACCACATTGTCTGCAATATTAATGCAGCGGGGGTCGCCCAAAAGTGTCTTAAGAAACTCTGTTATGGCTGTTAACCGATAATCCGACATCTCATTTTTTCATTTTATTTCTGAGAAGGGTTTCAATCTTCTTTGCGATAGCCTCTTCAAGTTTATTACGGCTTGAGATTGACTTGTTCCTGGCTTTCATGGCGTTCTTGTCGCCATCTTGGGTGTACTTGTTACGAGAAGACTTTATATCGGCTGCTCTTTCTTTTTCAAAAGAATTTTTTCGGCTGCCGCTGGGTCCACCAGTCATGGCTCGAATGCCTGGGTCTTCTACGCCAAACTTTTCGCCTGCGTTTTTCTTGCCTCGCTGCGTTGAGGCAAGTGCGCTTGATGCTCCGCCAAGGTCTGCAAGCTTCTTTGCAGCGGCGATGACAGCCGAGTTTGTAGTTACACCAGCTTGAACTGCTGGTCCAATCTGCAACATATTTTGTCCCAGCTTGCCGCCCGAATCTTTTACCAAAGCCCTCATGCCCGTCAAGATTGTCTTGCCAGTAGGGTTCTTGGGCTCGGAGGTCATCCAAGCGCTCAAATCTGAGCGGGCTTGGTCGAGTAGAGACTGTGCGTATTCAGCGGTAAACGGCTTTCCATCTTTTGTCTTCATTGCTGCCACATGCTCATCAGTGATGCCACTAAGTTTTTCTCCCGTTCTCAGGTCAAAGAGGTTTGCATAAATATCCCCACCTAGAATGTCTGCGAACTCAAGTCCCGAAAGTAGTTCAAAATACTTTCTTTCCTTAACAACTTCACGCTGATATTGTGATGAGATGGATTTTGTGGGCTCGCCAACAGTCCTCTTTCTCTTCTGGTCTCTGTCAACAGAGACATCAGTCGGGACATTGACCATGAAAACTGCCACATCGTATCCCACCTTCATTAAAGACTGGATTCTCTTTGTCATCTTCTTGACATTCTCGCCCGTCGTATCAAAAACGATAGGATTTGCAATGGCAAGCATGTTTGCTGTGTGCCCCTGCTCTGCGTTTTGAAGCACCTCTCTTGCGGTCTGCTGCGCCTTGGCAATCGGGCTAGATTCCTTTTCTTTGCCCTTTTCGAATGTTCCCTGACTAAAATCCATACTCAATCCAAAAGCGGGGAATACGGATTCGATTCTTTCATCAGGATTTGAAACAACAAAATCTTTTGGAATCCCAATCTGCTTTGAAAGAAAAGATTTACCTGCACCAGCAGGACCGAAAATAAAGATAGCCTTAAAAGGATATTTATTTTTCATAATACTCTTCTCTTCCAAGGGCTCTGGCTCCTCGATAAGGGTCGCACTGTCAATATCAAGCTCTTCTTTAATAATCTGCTTGAGTCGGGTCATGTCTAGCTTCATTTTATTTTCTCCTAGAAAGATTTTCTTCCGTGACGCTCTGCATGGCAGTTCGCCAGTCGTACCACTGCACAGTGGACTTGAACGGATGTATGTTGTAAATAGTCTGGACTGCTGTCTTTTTCCACTCAGTGTGTGTAAATTCCAAACTGTTGATTGTAGAGATGATTTCGTTCTTCTTGTCGGTCTTTTCGCCAGCCATCTTCAGCATCGTAAGCGAATGATGATAGTGCTCGCTCGCACGAGAAAGCATAATCAAACAACTCCTCTCTGTTGTTCTTGCCACATTAATTAAAGTGACAGAGAGCATTAACCTATTCCAAAACCCTCGAAGGTTCCAGCCTATAAGCGCACCCACAAGCAGGGAAAGGCTCACAACATATCCATATTCCACCATCAGTCTCCTTTTAGATAAAAAGAAAGCAGGGGGTTAGCCTGCTTTCTTCAGCCACAAAAGTTTTTAAGTTGCATTACTTGGGAGGTAGTTTAGACTTACTTTTTCTTTGTGATTTGGATAAGTCTTCTCGCAACTCGGCGAGAGACTTCTTGTACAATTCTACTCTCAAGAGAAATATCTTCCTCTTCCTCTTCGCCGCCCATTGCCATCTCTGGACCTTCTTCGGCGGGAGCCTCTTCAGCGGGAGCCTCTTCAGCGGGAGCTTCAGCACCTTCTTCAGGAACCCTCTCTAGTGGGACGCCAGTCTCCTGCTCAATACCAGCAAGCACTGCGTCAACGATAGCTTCGATTTTTTCTTGTGGAATGTCTGACGAAGGAGCAGCGTCCATTGCCATCTCAGGAGCTTCTTCCGCACCCATTTCCATTTCAGGCTCTTCAGCAGGGGCTTCGTCAGCCATGGCTTCTTCACCTTCTTCTTCACGAGAATACTTCATGCTGCCCTCGTTCTTGGCGTCATGAGTGCACTCGCTCTTGGGAGCGTCGCCATTGCAGTGAGGACAGTCTTCAGCTTCTTCAAGCTCGTCCTTCTCTTCCTCTTCTTCTGCGAGCTTGGCGTACTTTCCACCAATAAACCCGTCACCGATGGCAGGCATACCAGCCAATTCGAACATTCTTCTAACTTGCGCTTCTTCAAGCATTTTCTTCTTGCTCATTTTTTTTATTTCTCCTTAAAAAAATTCTTTATTTCGCTGTCAGCCAACGATTGAAGAGGGCTGCGCTGTGTCACACTTTATAAATAGTGCGTTGAACGCAAAAGGCACCTCTATAAATTGTTATTACAGAGCATAGTCCTTAAATTGTTTCTTCAATTTGTTGACCATGTTCTTCTCTATCTGCGATACCCAGACATGGCTCACCCCAAGTCTTTCCGACACCTCTCTCAAGCTCATCGCATTTCCATTGTTATTATGGATTGCTACAAAGGTGCAATTCGAGTCGCCCTCGTGGTCAATCCAATATCGACAATCTGAATTTTCTTTTGGGCAGGAAACATCGAGTTTAAGGCACATTTGGCTACAGGCTCGTAAATCTTTAATATTTGGTTTTTGCATATCACTCATAGGTCAGGGTGCTCCATTTCAATTAAATCAAAAATATCACTTATCTCGTCTTTTTGGAGAAAGTTCTTTTTATTTTCATCAGCTAACTGCTGCTCTTCTTTTATCTTTTTCAGATGGGTCTTCTTTTGTATGTTTTTACTCTCTTTGTAGTTTGTCAAGAAGTCCCTAAACAATTCGTCCTCGTCTACCATAGCGGTAATGACCGCCCTGAAGAAAGAGGATTGCGTCATTCCATGATATTGAAGTCTTATCTTCAGGTCCGCATGGCGGGCATCTGTATCATAGAAAACTATTTTCTTTTTGTTCTCTCCATATGGCACTGTTAGTACCCCTTTAAAACATGGGCTCCAGACTCTGCTCTTCCTGCGGGAGTCTGACGAACAAATCGTGCCTTTGAGTGAAGCTCTGGAATACTCACTGCTCCACTATAAGACAACCCAGAACGGATGCCGCCTTCGAGCTTAGAGAGGATTGGAGTGGCTTCACCTTTAAATGGTACAGTAGCCGAGATACCCTCGATACTGGAGGTCCGACCACGCCAGTCGTTTTGTGCCTCTGGACTTGCCATGCCTCGATATACCTTCTTACTCTCCCTCTTGCCAGTAACTGGGTTATACTCATGGATTAATTCTCCACAAGACTCAGTGGTTCCCGCAAGCATAGAGCCCAACATGACCACATCTGCACCTGCTGCATACGCCTTGACGATATCCCCAGATGACCGCAGACCGCCGTCAGCAATAATCTTTACTCGACCTGCGTTCTCACTTGAGGCGCACTCGAATAAAGTATGAAGCCCAGGGACGCCGTGACCAGTTTGAATACGAGTCGTGCAAATTGAGCCACCGCCGATATTGCAGCGTATGGAGTCTGCGCCCCAAGAAGACAGGGCATCGAAACCTTCCAGGGTTGCTACATTACCAGCCATGATGTGAAAGTCTTGACCCATGGCTTCACGAAGAGTCTTAATTGCTTCCCTAACAAGTACATGGTGACCATGAGCCACATCGACGCAGACCACATTTGCGCCAGCGTCTATAGCGCTGAGCGCTCGAAGAAGATAGTCACCTGTGACACCAACTGCGACTCCAACATTCCTTGCGCCCTCGTCGATTGCTGTCCTGACATTCTCTACCTGCTTTTCCACAGTATTATACCTGTGAAGAATGCCGATGCCGCCAGCGTTATCCAGAACACTGCACATTGCAGGTCCAGAAATCGTATCCATTGGGCTAGCAATCACTGGCAGATTTAAAACTAACCCATTGCCCATGTCGGTGGTCAAGCTCACCTGACTGCGGCTTTCAATCTCGCTATACTGGGGCACCAACAGTACATCATCGTATGCAAGTGCCTCGTGAATTCTATTGTCTCGCATTTATTCTTTTTCCTTATAAAATTGTTCAACGGCTGATTGCGCTGTTGCCCAGCACTCAGGGCAATATAAATTAACTTTCTTTTCTTTCTCTTTTACTACTACTGTCCATGACTGAACCATCTCTTTATCCTGCTTATCAAAATCTTTTAAGCAGGCACCGCAGTTGTCTGGGAGTCGAGAAAACATACCCATCTTTGTTTTTAATTCTTTTTCCGCTTGCTTCTTTTTTCGTCGAGCGACGCTTCTTTTACTAACTGTCATCTGTTGAACCCAATGCGCCGTCTCCACGGTCGCTGATTGTAATCGGATACCAATTATATAAATCGCCGCTTGTCTCAAGTGGTCGGAAGTGGACCACGGGAGTTAGAACCACTTGAGCAATCTTATCTTTTGCTGCAAGGTGTCGGACCTCTGAGCTAACATTGTGTAAGTTAATAAACACTTCCCCGTCGTAGCCAGAATCAATAACACATGCACCGACAAGAAGACCGTACTTTGCTGCGATACTGGAACGGTTCTTCACCTCCAACATATACCCGTGAGGCACTCCAAACTTCAAACCAGTCTGTAAAACAACCGACTGTCCTGGCTCGACACGCATAGCTGTCACCGTGGGGTCTGATGGGTTATAAAACACATCCAAGCCTGCGTCGGATGGGTTCGCTCGTTCTGGTGGGCGCACATCTGGTCTAACTCTTGAAAATTCAATAATCATCTATCTCTCCTTTTATGATAAAACTCTAAAATTACGGCGAAGGCTTCTTGTGCTGAAGCCCCACTGTTCACTGTATTCTAACTTAGCCATGTATGGTCTGTTAATAAAAAGATTATCAACACCCTTCTTGACTCCCCAGCACTTGATAGAAGCAACGGAACTCGTTGAATCAATTACTTTTACAATCCAATAGTCCTTGCCGTTCTTGGTCTTCTTCTCGATAATCTCTCTCGGAATAAACCAAGCAACACCTAGGTCGGGGTCAAAGTCACCAAGTGGTGGAATCTGATGCGTCTCAAGCTTATCAAGGACTGCCTCGTCAAGAACCAAGTCGAAGGGGAATGTCCCAGTCAAATCGACCTGATATTGAATTACCTCTTCAACCGTGAAGTCGCCCTCGGGTCGATAGAGTTCAATGTTCTCGTGGAACTTCTTCTTTGTCTTAGGACGGTCAACAGCAGTTGATGACCAAAAGTGCTTAAGACCGTCAAACCTATCATCAACCAAACAATTCAGTGCCTGACACCTGACAAGAACATCGAGTGCTTTCTTATTAAGCTTGGAATATACAACATCCTCATTGAACAAAAAGTCCTCAATCGTATTGAACGGTCGGTTGTTCAAGATTTGGTCAATCGCTGCATCACCCAGACCCTTGATTGAAGAGAATGGCTGAATCAGCTTGTTGCCGTCAATGGTCCAGTCCCTGTCCGACAGATTAATATCAATCTTTTCGATTTCAAACCCAAGCTTCTTAGCGGCATTGATTGCTCGTTCCTTGCGTGACTCGGGCTCCTTGTCCAAGAAGGCTGCAATCCACTCCACTGGGTAATAGTGGAATAGCCATGCACACTGAAACGATAGCATCGAATAGGAAACAGCGTGTGACTTATTGAAGCCATAACCAGAGAAGAATTCAAACTTATCCCACAGTTTTTCTGCATCCCGAATAGAAATATTCTTTTCGGAGCAGCCAGCAACAAACTTTTCACGAAGCTTGTCAACAATGCCGCCCTTGCCAGTACCCTTCTTGGTCAGAACCTTGCGAAGAAGGTTGCCCTCATCTAGCGTGAGCCCGCCAAGCTTGTGAGCAAGCAAAGCAATCTGCTCTTGAAAGATAAGGAAGCCGTAAGTCTCCTCTGTCAACTCTTTTGCAGTGTCGTTCAGGTACTTGACGGCATCTGGATTCTCCTTAGCTTCAACATAGTTTCTATCGACCTTGGCAGATAGTGGACCAGGACGGAAGATAGAAGTAATCGCTGAGATATCAATGATACTTCGTGGCTTCGCATTGACGCAGAAGCTTTGAGCGCCCGCCTCTGTAAACTGAAAGATGCCAGCCCAGCGCCCCTTGTGAAAAACATTTTCATACACTTCTTGGTTGTCGAAGTCGACGACATCAGGGTGCAGGTTTTTATTATAGAAGTCTCTAACATCGTCGAACGATGGCTTGGCATTGTCGAAGTGGCGACGAAGAACATTCCTAATACAGTTGTCCATCATCCGTAGCGATGCCAGACCGAGAATATCAAACTTGATGAACCCCATTGGCTCAAGATGGCGAACATTCTGTCCCTCTGACCATGGAGCTTGCTTGACGCCGCCGCTGGTAATGAGGGGCATATACTTGTCTAAGTCTTCAGCGATAACGACGCCACCAGCGTGGCGTGAGCAAGAGCGGACCTGACCGTAAAGAGCCTCGACATGCGTCTTGACATGTGGGTACTTGCGCAAGAAAGACTGAAGGGACTCTGAAAACTCCATCACTTCTTCGAAGGTCGGAGCGTATACGCCAGCAGTAATGCCATGCTTACGCTTTGCCTTCGGAGTAGCCTCATGCAACATCCTGCCAGTAACAGCGTTTACCTCAACAAACGGAATCTGATAGAACTTTGAAATATCCTTAATCAAGGAACGAAGCTGGAGAGTGTTCCAGTTGGAAATAGGAACAACGGTGTTCTCGCCCCACTCCTTAGCCAACTCCTCTTTAAGTTCCATCGGCTCTGCTACATCGTAATCGATATCAGGATAATCCGTAGCGTCCGAGCGCATGAATCGGCTAAATAGCAAACCATACTTAATTGGGTCCACCTGTGTAATGTCTAGCACATAGGAAACCAGTGAGCCAGCGGCTGAACCTCGACCTGGACCTACAAGCTGCTTCTGGACAGCCTTATCTGCGACTGCTCGCATAGTCAGGAAATACTTTGAAAAGCCACGAGAGTCAATAACTTCAAGCTCGGTCTTGAGGCGAGCAATATACTCCTGATTGTCGCCGAAGCCCTTTGCCTTCAACCCCTCAATCGACAGCGCAACGAGAGCTTGAGTTGCCGTCATCCCTTCTGGCACTACGAAGTCTGGAAGGCGGACCTTGGTGTCTGGCATGAAATCTTCAATCGACTCAGATGCAATGAGAGCAGTCCGTGTGATTGAGTCCATGACGATATCATCGTCGTACTGGATTCCCGCTTCCTCGGAATACTGCTTATAGCTCTCCCACATTTGCTCGCCATTCTTCGGGTAAAGCTCGTAACCCACCTCATCTAGCCCAGCAGGAAGCTCGGACGGCACCTCATCCTTTCGACCCAACCAGCCCAACTTCTTGTAAAGGATGCGGTCCTTCCAAGCGTCTGGATTTGGATAGTGACTATCGGCAGTAGAGATTAGCTGCATGTCGAACTCTTTCGACATCTGAATAATATAATTATTTAGAATGTGCTGTTCTGGGATGTTGTTCCACTGAAGCTCGCCATACCATCGGTCACCAAAAATCTTTTGCATCTCCCGAGTGGTTTCTCGCATATCCGCAAGCACAGCCTCCTCATCAAACCCTGTGCGATTGCCGTCGTCGTCGTACACGCCGTTGCGCCACATGCACCCAGCATAGACTCCGCCAAGACAGGCAGAAGCGGCGATGACGCCTTCAGAGTGCTTGGCAAGCAACTCATAATCAACACGGGGGAATCGGTAGTAGTTATCGCCCGAGAATGAATCAGAGACCATCTTAAAGATGTTGTTTAAGCCCGTCTGGTTTTGAGCAAGGAGGATAAGGTGGTTGCGCCGATTCACAAGTCCCTTGAAGTTTCGCTGTTCGTCTTCGACTACAGCGCCGCCAGTGCCACCGTCTTTGAGGGCAGACCGATTCTTCTTGACCTTCTTGGCTTCTTCGTAATCTTCTTTCCAGCCGTCGATTGAAGGGTGAAAGTAGGCTTCGACACCAAAGATTGGCTTGAAGTCTCGACCCGCATCTTTCATCTTCTTTGCGTGAAGCACCTGATAAGCTAAGCCGTTGCAGTTCCCATGGTCAGTGAGTGCAAGCGCATTCATGCCATTATTATAAGCATACTCCATGTGCTCTTGAGGATATCCGAGGGCATCGAACGGTGAGCCCGCAACAGAGTGGGCGTGTAGACCGACGAACGGGATGGATGATGAGTTTCTATTTTCCAAGCTTATACCTCTTTTAGTAAAGTTTCAAGTGACTCTAGTGCTTCAACCACAGCGTCACGAGCATATAATACATCATCACGGGGGGGTTTGTCAAGCGATTCTGCAAATAATTCTAAAAAAAGTTCCTGCTCGGAGGTCAACATATAATATCTATTTGGTAAGCCAGCGTGTTCTTTTTTAATATAACAAATGTCATCATAAATCTGCTCAACTGACCTGCTTTTCCGTCTATTACTCACTTGTGTCTCCCACTCTATTCCATTTCCTTGGTTTAAAAAATTCTGGTTTTTCATAAGTCTCTCCTGAAGATATAAATCTTGTATAATTCGCCCAAGAGTCAATCTTGTGGTAGCCATCTATCTCATGACCACTTTCTTTATTCATTATAACATGTTTAAAAACTTTGTCAAGGGAAAAGAACCTCGCTGACCATCTTTTTTCTGGTGGCAACATTCTGCCCGTCTTATCATCAGAGCCAGGGGTTCCCTCTTTGCGCAATTCCCTTCTGCAAGTTTTAAAATCTTCTCCATCAAAAGTAAATCCCAAATACTCTCCATTTTTAACAGATTTTCCATCACTTGTCAAGAAGAAACTTCTATTGCTGGAAATATTTTTTCTTTGCTTTCTAATCTGGGATGGGTCGTAAACTCCATATGGAAAAGCGCAATAATATTTATCTGGAATAACCCACTTGGAAATCTTCCTAGATATGTGATAGGCGCTTAGGGCTCCATACAATGCCGACCACCCTAAGCAGTCTCTCCTATCCCTATCCTTGGGGTGAATGGGAACATAATAGATTGGGAGCCTGCGCTGAACAGTGCTCGGGTACAACTCTTTTTGTAGTAGCCAATTTGGGTCTTGAATCCACTCGCCGAGGCGGGCTTTGATTATCGGCTGCATCTCCCTGTGGCAGACGACCCAAATGGTCTCGCATCCAGCCCAGGCGCACTCTAAAACTGCCCTTTCCACCGCAAGGTAGTTCTTGCCAATGGGCATCAAGCTGTCGTGCCATGGAAAACTAAAATCCAGCGGTTGCGATGCAACAGGCACGATGCCCGCTAGGTGAAACGCCTGAGTCGTTTGGGTACCCGATTCAATCAAGGTTGACCTCACGCATTAAAATGTTTAAATAATCATCACAAGACTTTGAGCACTGTGCAGCAGGTCTAAAAATTAAATTCTCTGGAAGGTCGCTGTAGACTGGGTGCCCCAGTGGCGTGACTTCCCGTCTGTCAGATTCGAGCTTTATGGAAAGAAACTTTCCTACGCCGTTTCCAGCGCCCCTGATGCCAGCTTGCTTCATTGCTTCTTGCGTTTTTATTTTAACAACAAGTTCTGAATGCTCAAATTGGTCAACCTTAGTGTCGACCAAGTAACTCTTCACGCAAACATCTTTCAGGTCGTGGTTTCCATCAATTCTGAGAGTTGGGTAAAATATTATAGTCTTCATGAACTGAGAAGTGTTTTCTATTTTATCGTGCTCGTGCTTCATGCCACTCCTCACATTAATCCAGTCGAGCACTTCGACAACATCTGTGGACATCCTTATTGAGGTGGGTAAGCCAGCGATGTTCGATTCGTCAAAGATATAAAACTTATTGATACCCTCAAAAGTTCTTGTTCGATTATTATAAATAACTTTTAATGAGCCAGAGTCTGGATTGACGGTGATTGAGGTGACCATGTTTGCGAAAACAATCTTTCCCGCAAGTGAAAGGCACCAATATAAATGATGCCACTCGCTCAGGTCTTCAGAGAGGTGGTGGGGCTTCTTGGCGTCAACATAAAGCAGTGGCAAGCCATGTTCGAAAGCGTACCTTAGTGCATTAATATCTGCCCCCAGAACCACCCCCTGCATTAGTCAACCTTGTGTGCGGCTTTGTGGCGACGGATGAGCCGTGAAAGCCTCGCTGCTCTTTCGAGCACCTTCTTGGCGTAACTCATACCATGCTTGTTGGGGCTTTCCCCTTTGCAGCGATACCCAGCATTGTACCCACAGAGTGCGGTTCGATGCTGAGACTTGCTGCACTCTTTTGTGTGACACTTTGCATACTTGGTTAGCCAGTAGCGATAAACTCTAGTCCCGAGGCGTATTGAAAGTTCTGGGTTCGAGGTCAACTGCTCACAAGTGTATTTCACACCGCCAGTTGCTCCACCCCCAGTGTACTTCGGCATAACCTGAGTCAGACCACAAGCTCCAGCGTGACTAATTGCTGTTGGTGACCATGAGCTTTCAGTTATAATAAGAGCGTTCATCAACTCTACTGGGACATTGTATTCTTCTGAAGCGTCAACCACTGTGTTCATATGTTTACAAGCAGTCTCGGCGTTCCACATGTTTGTCGCCATCATTACGGCGCATATAACGCTAGATAAATCCACAATTTGTTTCCCCTTTGCAGCAACTAGTTTTACTTATTGTAACACACAATATAGTTTTCTTGAACAAAACTGTGGGTTTCGCCATCAGTACTCACATCAACGAGCATGTTGGTTTGAAAGATGACCGTCGCACCCTTCAGGTCTGAGTGGGTACAATCTTCACTAGCCTCGATAACAGTCGCAGTTGTCCACGGATTATCAATTTTGTAACCATTAGGCAGGATGACACCCGAGTCATTATCTGACTGGGTGTCACCCGTAACCACGGCTACCTTCAAATGTCGGTTCAAAGGTTTCATGGTTCTCCTCTTATGGCTTGATGGTTTTTACAGTATTGTAATAGTCCATCAGTTGCTCTGGGTCCGTATTGTCCTTGACAAGACGGAACGCCTTTACAGCCATGCTGATGTCCTCTTTGGTCAACCAGCCGTTTTCGACATAGTTGCCCTTGAGGGCTCGTTTCTGCTCTTTGAAGGGCTCCATAGCTTCTTCAATCGCAGCGAGCGACTTGATATAATTGACGACCTTTTCTTCAAAAGTATCCTCGCCATTGTTTTCTGCACCGTTGTTATTGTCAACCATTGTTTTCTCCTTCATTGTTGGTTGTGACACTAATATAACTCATATAGAACTGTTTGTCAAGCACTTTTTTAATTTTTTATCCACACTTCGCATAACCGCAAGATGTGCAGGTCACGCAGCCGTCTTGATAGATGAGAGCCTCTGCCCCACACTCCTCACAAGACTTGTCACTGGGTGTCTCACCGTCGCAAATATAAGTTTTCAGGATACGAGACACGCAGCGAGAGAAGCTGAACATATCACTCTCCTTATCCTTTTGCAACTGCTCGACCATAAACTTGGGCTTAGCTCCGTGACGCAAACTTAGCGAAATCATTCTCGTGAAAGCGGCGTTAGAAGGATTATCAAATGCCTTCACCACATCTTTCACAGTAATACTATCACCATTGTACCCAAATGTCAAGTCATATCTGTTATTTCTCGTTTTAAATGTTTGCTTCGAGAGTTGACCCTTGTCATAACGCTTGGGTATCTCAATCATGCTGGCTTCTCCAGCCAAGACCTCGTAAGGCTTGCCATCCATGAGCCCAACAAGAACAACCCACTTGTCACCCTTAATAGTTGTGTGGTGAATGTCACACTCAAGCTGCTCAGGGCGCTTAGGGGCGCTGTGTTGGGGGAAAGACTCCACAGCCTGTGCCTCGTCAGCAGTGACCAAGACACCTGAGCGGGAGCCGTCAACATAGACAGTGATTCCCTTCAAGCCACGACGCCAGCCTTCGAGATATAGGTTGCCAACCACAGACGGTTCGGTGCCAGCAGGCAAGTTAATAGTTGAAGAGATAGCGTGGTCGATATTATCTTGAATCGCCTGTTGTATTTCTACACGGCGCTCCCAGTCAATCTGGTCAGACTCGACAAAGAATGCTGGTAATTCAGAATTAGCAACCTTTTGAAGACCTCTCCACTGTTGAACATTGTGATGGAATACTTCAAATTCTTTCCACCTGTCGCCTAGGTCATCTACGAAGTCTGCCTGAACATCTAACTCGTCATGTCCCAACTTTCTCCGTCTAATATAAGAGTTGCGAAAGACTGGCTCTAATCCCGATGAAGTTTGAGAAAGAATCGACACCGACCCCGTGGGAGCATTCGTCAAGATTGAAATGTTTCTCCTGCCATGGGCAGCAATATCTTCCTTCAGGGACTCAGGGAGACGCTGGATGAATTCATTATTCTTTTCTTTATTCCAAGAGAAAACAGGGAACGAACCCCTTTCTGTTGCAAGGCTCATGCTTTCTCGATACGCTACATCTCTCAGGCAACTGTAGATGCTTGACACTGCGGAGATGGATTCCTCAGAATCATATGCAATGCCCAGACAAGCTAAGGCGTCAGCCAAGCCGTGAGTGCCAAGTCCAGTTCTGCGACCGTCTCGGGCGGCTGCGAACAACTTGGACCATAATTCTTTTTCATCTGCCGTGTCCGATGCTTCAATAATCTTTGCTAACTTTTCAAGCTCAAGGTCAACTAAGTCGTCTGACAACCTCATCGCAGATGATACCACCTCGGTAAACTTAGAATAATTAAATTCTGCATCATCCTGAAAGGGCTTTTCAACAAAGTTTTTAAGATTGATTGAAATCAAGCGGCACGAGTCGTATGCAGATAGTGGAATCTCGGCACAAGGATTCGTGCAAATCGTAGCAAAGCCATCGTCTGCATATTCATTGGCAGGAAGATTCTTAACAATATTGTCCCACATCAACAGCCCTGGCTCAGCAGTCTTTGTTGCAGAATCTACGATTGCTGCCCAGAGTGCCGTCGCCTCTACCTCTTTTGTGTACCTTGGGGTGTCGGAACCGACAGGGAACTGCAAAGTAAACGATTCGTTGTTTTCAACTGCTCTCATGAAGCTATCGCTTATTTTCACAGAGACATTTGCTCCAGTGACCTTAGTCAAGTCGTGCTTCATCGTCACGAACTGCTCAATATCGGGGTGCCTAACATCCATGGTAATCATGAGTGCTCCACGGCGACCGTTTTGCCCAATCATTCGGCAGACATAAGAATAAAAGTCCGCAAACGACCAAGCCCCAGTGGTTGTTCCAGCCGAATTATTAACTGGGGTTCCGTCTGGTCGCAGTTCTGAGAGGTCAAGCCCTACGCCACATCGGCGCTTGAATAGGTTCCCCAAGTCTCGCCCAGCATTTACGATAGAAGAGATATTGTCTGCGGGAGATTCAACAACAACACAGTTGGACAGCGACACATTAACATAGTCGTTTCCAATCCCCATCATTGGTGAGCCCTGCGGAACAATATATTTAAAGTTATCGAAATAACTCATAATCTTTTCTTCTGTAAGGGCACGAGGACCGCCATGCTTGGCTTCCATTCGTGCAAACTCACTCGCCATACGCCTGTGCATGTCAAGTGGAGTCTTCTCGACGAACTGCCCCTTGGTATTTTTAAGGCAGTATTTGGTCATAAAGACATTTGTGGCGAGTTCATCACCATTGAAGTAGTCTAAGGTCGCTTCACGAACCTGTTCTTCTGTATACATTGTTTATTTTCCTTTACCTGTCGTTCTAAAGTTTTTATATTTATCTTTCAGGGTCTGAGCCTGCTGTTTGGTTGTCTGGGTTGCCAACTGACCAGGGGTCGTGCCATTTCCACCCATGACTTTAATCTTTACATTTGCAGTATCCATGAAGATGGGATACACGATGCCATCTGGACCATTTCTGTTCTTTGCAATAAAGATTCGACCCTCGTTAGCGACCTTATCTTCAATGGTTCTGGAAAGAGAGAAGATGAAGTCTGCAACAAAGCACTTATTGTAAGCCTCAGAGATTGCTTCCATCGTGATGACTTCTGCATTCAAACCACTCCTGTTGGTTTGAGATGCCGTCCAAACTGGACAGCCATAGATTTGAGACAAGCCTCTGAGTTCTTCATAAATTGACTCCAACTCGTTTCTCTTCTCTCGCTGAACGCTCACTGGTCGAAGCAGGTCGGCATAGTCCACGATGACCATTCCAATATCATGCCCACGACGAACCAACTTCTCTAGATGGTTTTCAATTGTCTTGGTCGTAGCCGACTTCGTGGGATACTCCTTTACAATAAGGTGACCCTCTACCTCTTTAATTGCATCATAAATCTTATCTTTATTCGCAAATGTATTTGTAAGAGGGATGCCAGTGATGCAACTGTCATATCTAGTCGCAACAACCGTATCAGCCAACTCCAAAGTATAATGGACAACTGTCTTTCCCTCTAGGATAGCTTGCGCACCCAAGTGCACAAGAGCCATAGACTTTCCTGCTCCAGTGGGAGCAATGCAGACGCCAAGCTCTCCAGAACCTAGCCCGCCTCGACTAATCGAGTCGACTTGTTGCCACCCTGTGCTAACAGGATTTCTCGACTTAATCTGGAACCTCTTCTCAAAGTCAATAATATAATCATACCCAGCATCGTTGTCAGAGCCAAGGTTCAATGCGTCGTTGATGGTCTTGCTAATTTCATCAAAGCTCGAATTCTTAATAAGACCAACGCACTTCAACATGGCACTCTTGAGCTTCTGTTTTCTACAGAAATCAAGCGACACCTCTTTAATGTGCTCTGCACCGTCAACATCCGTTGAGCTTGCATATACTCTAGCAAAATAATCTCTTATCTGAGTTCGAGTAACCTCGTTGGCGCTTTCGAACTCTGAGCGAACGATAGTTGCCATCGTATCTCTCGACGGATGTTTGCCGTATTTATCCCTGTACTGGAAAACCTTGGATACAAACTCTTTTAGATATTTTGATTCTAGGAACTCGTAGTCTAAAACTTCGCTAATCTGGTCGGCAAACACCCTGTCGTCTAAAATTAATTGTGCCAAACCCTCTTGGAATCTCGGACCATAATGTGAAAAGTCACTTCTTTCTTCAGCCATTGCTGCACCCATTTCTACTCCTTTTTATACAGTATATATCAATCTTATTCATTTGTCAAGCACAAAAACGCTGCATTGTTTGAAATAATTCATCCCAGTTTCCATGACCGAATCCATCAGTTATCATCATCTTTCTTATCTCAGTCTTATTAAACTCGTTCTCAAAATTATTAACTGCGGTATTGATTTTCCTCTTGCCTTGAGCGGGGATTGAAGGACTATAAAGTTGCATGATTTTATAATTTAATTTTACAAGCTCGAAGTTTTCCAGAATGTTCGTATAAGCTGCAACGCTAGACTCGACATTCTCACAATATTCCTGAACATAATCAAGGGTATAGGATTTCTCTTCAGACAGGAAAGGCAAGCGATTTGCCACGGTTTTCAAGCCGACACGACCTACGCCAGGAAGATTATCGCTCTTGTCCCCAGCTATTGCCCTTGCGAGCGCATAATTCACAGGATGAATACCGTCTCGCTCAGTAATAGTTTTTTTATTTAAAATCTCTTTTTGAATTGGTCGGTACAAGACCGTCTCGTCATCGCAAAGCTGAAAGAAATCTTTATCGCTAGAAACAATAACTTTCTGCCAACCAGAATAGTGAGGTGCCTGAACAATAAAAGAAATAATATCATCAGCTTCAACGCCATCCAGCATCAACTGGATGATTGGCATCTCATTTAGATATTCGATGATTCTTTGTTGTTGCCAAATTTTATTTTCTACTTCTTCTGCCTCTGAAAGATTTCTAATATCACGATTCAGCCGAAGCGGCTTGCGACCCGCCTTGTAGCTCTTCACCACCGACTTTCTTCGCTTTGAGCCACCAGCGCCGTCCCAGCAGATAACCACTTGGTCTGGCTTGGTTTCCCTACACAGCTTCTGTAGCGACTGTAGGAAGCCCTTCAAACCCCCGATGGGCTGACCATTGGTGGACAGGCTCGGATTTACAATATAGTTCCTAAACAACAAGTTTAGAGCATCAATAACCAACAGTCTTTGCATCTTCTTCCTCGATTTTATAAGTGCCCCATTCCCCAGGAGCGATTGTATATACTACTCTTTTGACGCCCACAAACTTCATCACTTCGTGACACATTGAGCAGGGCTTGCTCATTCTCCACTGACCTTTTCTATTTACTCTTGCCACATATACCGTGGAGCCTGCGGTAGCTTCCCTATTCATACCAAGGACGCAAGATGTTTCTGCATGATGTGTTGCCATGCCTGGGTCTGTTCTAAACCTCTGACCGAAGGAGGTGTGATTCTTGCTGTTTGAGGAAAAGTTCATAACTGAGCCCCCTTTCACCAAAACAGCACCGTGTTTATACTTTCCATAATCTGATTGTTCTGCAACCTTTGCAGCCATCTTCAGACTTCGATATTCCTTGCACATAAAGAAAAAGCCCCCGCTTGATGATAACAATGTAACATAAGCGGAGGCTGGTGTCAAGGACAAAAAGCACTCAACATACTTATTTATCACCCCCTAGGTCGGTGACATCATAGTAGTCGCTGGCATTACCCTCACGACTGTCGAAACGAAGAATAATTTCTTCGTCCATCAACTCTAAGATTCTAGCTCGAAACTTCTCTTCCTTGATTTTATCAATCCAATTTGAAGATTGAAACTTTTCAGTAGAACCATCTTTATAAGTTAATGTATACCATGCGCCCCCAGATGTTAGGTGCTCCGAGCCCTTGACAGCCTCTAACCAACTTTCTTCATCTTGCACTCCGATATTATCTCCCCAGAGAATTTTAAACGCACACTGGCGTCCCTGGGTTCCGAAGCGACTCTTCTCAAGCTTTACCTTTACTTCCGAACCGATACGGAAGCCGTGTTCATCCATGATAAATGAAGCCTTTGCTTTTCGACCTGTCAGCCACACACGCAGACTATAGGTATAGTGCATAGCCTTGCCGCCTGGGGTGAAGTAGGGTGTCGTCATAGCCTCTGCCACATTACTGGTGATGTTCGTCTTCAACTGATTTAACACAACGAGCGTAGCGCCTGCGTTTGCAATCGGCTGGACAAGCTTCGCCATTCCCTTTGAGAGGATTCGTGGCTTAACCGCCATGGAAGACAGAGGATTGAAGTCCCCAGCAATGTCTGTCATGCTTGGCGTTAAGGCAAGCGAGTCCCAGATAAACAATAATTTATTTTCTGAAGATGCCAGCAAGTCCTCAATAGTCTCTAGGACAAACTCCACCGACTCAGCCTGAACATAAAGCAGCCTCTCCAGGTCACAACCAGTCTTCTCAAGGAATGTCGGGTCGATGGCAGACTCTGCGTCAAAATAGACCACATCGATTCCCATCTTTTGAGCATTCGCAGCAATCTGGGCTGCCATATAAGACTTGCCTGTAGATTCCAAGCCTGCGATTTCAGTAAACTTTCCTACTGGAATTCCTGCAAGTTGTCCACGACAAACAATACTGTCTAGCCATCGAGCGCCCGTTGGAATCCATTCTTTAACTTCAGTTGGATTGTCCTGAGTTAGGTCATAGGCAACATCTGAGCCTGCCCTTTTATTAATCATCTTTCGCATATCAGCGATTGATAATTTACCTGCTTTTGTTACTTTCTTTGCTGCCATAGCTTACTCCGTTTTAAATATCGATAATGGGTTGGGACACCTGATAACCCTGTGCCCCCCTGTGGACTTTCGTTTAGACATCGAAAGTAAATGTACCGCCCTTTGACTCAACCTGCGCAGTCCAACCGCTGAAAGCGCTTTCGTACGCATGAAGGTTTTTGGTAATGTCGCCTGCTGGAGCAGTGACTGTCGCTGAGAGCGTGGTGAAGCCACGCTTATGGTCGTAGTGCTGAGTTGATTCCTCAATCACCTCTGCATCGTAAAAGTTTTCACGGATGGCATCAGCAACATACTCTTGAAAGCTTTCGCTGCCACGCTCGTACCCCTCTAGGAGATTCGCATCACGCAAGGTATCGAGTACAGCACCACCATAAGGGGTGTTGGCAGTCAGACCAGAAGTCGCCACCTCTGCCATGCGCTCAACAACATCTGTTTCTGACAGTGCAGTCTCAATATGGGTTTCATTGAAGTGAAATACATCGGCTCCCTGTTCATAAGTAAAGGTTACGATATTGTCTGCTGAGATGTTATTCTCGGTAAAATAATTTTTAAGAGTCATTTTTTTCCTATACAGTTTATTAATAAATTAAATGAGTGAGGCACCTGATAACCCTGTGCCCCCCTGTGGGTAGCAATAATACTAATCTTCGCTCGACTCTGCGTCTGCGTCGCCTGTGTCAGATGCTTCGCCGTCGCCCGAATCTGCTGAATCTCCACTGTCTCCAGCTTCTCCACTATCTCCAGCTTCTCCACTATCTCCAGCTTCTCCGCTGTCACTAGCTTCTCCGCTGTCACCAGCTTCGGCGCTATCAGACACTTCCGCATCTACCTCGGCAGCAGTATCATCAGACCCCTTGTCTTCACAAGCTGTCATGAAACCCACGGCACCAAAGCCACACAGCAAAATAAACATAATGTTCTTCATCTTTTCCTCCTTTTCGTATGAAAAATTTATCTATAAAAGCAAGGCACCTGTAAACCCGTGCCTTCCTGCGGTTTTGATAATCTCTTATCTCTATTCGGTGGTGTCAGTACCAGTGGTAGTATCTTCGATACTGACAAGTTCAATATCGAAGTTAAGCGTCTTGCCTGCCATTGGGTGGTTCATATCAAGAATAATTTCATTTCCCTGAACCTCCTTAATGGTTGCAACAACGGGCATTCCGCCTTCGCCCTGACCCATTACCTGATTTCCAACCGTAAAACTGAAGCCTTCTGGGAAAGCATTCTGGGGTACCGTCTGAGTCAACCCTTCCTGCAACGGACCATACGCTTCATCTGGAGCCAAAGTGATATTCTTCGTCTCGCCAATCGTCATGCCGTGGACAGCTTGGTCAAATCCAGCAATCAACTGTCCCGAACCTACCGTGAAGGACATTGCTTCGCCTCGTGCTCGGGAGCTATCAAACTCAGTTCCATCGTTCAGTGTCCCAACATAGTGCACACTAACCGTATTTCCACTCTTTACCTGACTACTCATAATAATTCAATTCCTTTTTGGTGTAATAAAAAATGGGACACCTGATAACCCTGTGCCCCCCTGTGGGTATTTTTATAGTGCGCTTGTTACCCGATTAGGTCTTGGAAGGCACTTTCCACGCTACTAGCATTGGTTTGGGAGGTAGTGGTAGTATCACTGCCGTAGCGGGTGGTCTCGGAAGAAAGCTCTTCCGCAGATTCATCGTCCGAGAGGTATTCGTCGAGCATACGCTGAACATCCTCTGGAGTCTTTCGGTCAAACACGCTTGCAAAGTCTGGAACTGAGTCCAGCAAAGTTGCGCACTCCTCAGAGGTGATATCCTTGCAGATTTCAGAAGTCCGTCGGGACGGCATAATCTTTGTCTGCGGGAAAGTCATCCCTGCTGGTTTGCCATAGTTAAGAACCAAGTCGGTTCCAGACTCTGGGTCGGTAATGTCACCGTACTCAGGGTTCAGCACAAGCTCAAGAAGCTGCGTGTAAACCTGCTTGCCGTAGCCCCATAATCGAACACCCTTCTCCTCTTCTCCTCGCACAATGATTGGCGAAAAGAAACGCTGGCGAGCCATAAGATTCTTAGCCATCTTAATGCTGTCCTCGGTTCCTTCGTTGAAGAGTTGTCGGACAAATGCGTCCAACGGGTCGTCCTCACCGAAGTTCTTCTTTGGAGACAAGAACCCAGCGTTCTTACCCACATTGTAGTGGAACCAGAACTCCTTGAAGGGGTCGCCGTCCGCAGTAGGAACGATACGGATGTTTTGGTCGCCGTCTGCTGGTCGCCAGAACTGTGAAGTTCGTCCTTGTCCTCGGTTCTGAACTGAGGTCAGTTTGTTTCGCATCTTATCTAGATTAATAGCCATTATGATTCTCCTTTATAGTTTAAATGGCGGGTAAATTACCCTTTAGTATGTTTGGCAAATCTTCCAAACATCTTGTTTGTTGTTATAGTTTAACACCGTTTACATCATCTGTAAAGTAAAAAGTATGATTTTCTCCCTCCTGTTTGTATGAACCTGAAATGGTGGATGTTTCACCAATCGCAGTGTTCCAATTATAAACTCGGAATGCATCAGCATCAACATCCCACACTAATTCAAAGCCTTCGCTTAGACTCCTCTGGCGAGCAGTTGCATCATCCCCCTTGACTTTATTGTCAAGGAAGCCTTGAGGCAGGTCTGCCAATTTCACGAACTTCATCGCTCGCTCTTCACCATTGCTCTTCACGAAGGTACCACTATATCCAATCATTGTTTCTCCTTTTCTGATTGTGAATACAATATAACACAACTCTTTGGTCGTGTCAACAACTTTTTTATCTTTTTTTAAAGTGACTTGTAAATGTCTGGAAATGCTTGCACATTTGAGGACCATGCAACGACATATCCGAAATCAGCCTCATAAGAGGTTTGATGAACTGAGTACGAGGAGGCGACACCTTCACCAGAGGCTTCTGAAATGTGCTCTCTGATTGAAGTAAGCAGCGTGTTGTCATTCTCAATCCTTTCCGAAGTTATGCCATAATAATAGTCTTTTATTTGCGGTTTGTCAAGAGGAAAAAGCAACTTTTCTTCTTTTTTTTCTATGTCCACGATTCCGAGTGTACAAATCCTAATGTGGGGCTCTTTGTCAACTGTGGATGAAGAGATTACAGACTCTGTATTTTTAAACACATTTGTCATGTGAAAAATATAAGCAAGGTAGCTGTTCATGTTTTCATAATAATTTTTTACAGGCAAGTTGCCCAAGGCTGTCTCGACATGGGGGTTGCTCACCAACATAATACTTCGGAACACACCAGACCTTGCATACTCCTGCAAGACACGATAACAAATCTTGTCCTGCATTTTAGCAACCTTGGAGAGTGAACTGACATCTGGCTTGATGTAGAGAACATCTATTGTTTTTGGATATTTCTTGTGGAACTGCTCAAGCACCTGAAGTGACGCCCCTGAAGTTGCGCCGCCTCCTGCGAAAACAAATACCAAACTCTTAGACTTAGCCATTCTTGAGATGAACTGGCTTAGCTTCGGAGGATTCTTTTCGTATTCTTCGTGAGAGGATTGTGCGCTGATGGGATAAGTGTTCCCCTTCCTCGGCAAGCCCTTGTCAATCTTGTATACATTATATTGGCTATGCTTCTCCAACTGGCTAACAAAGGCACAGCCTGCTCCACCGAATCCAACAATATTCATAATAGCTTCCTTAAATCACCAAAGTTTTTCCCAGCCTTAACGCCCACACGGTAGGAGCCAAGCTTTGTATCTGAAAATATATTAACCATTTCTTTTACCATGTCCAAGTCTTCGTTGGCTAGGTCAATAATAACAGAATCATGAATGAGCATCGCAATTGTGCTCTTCTTCGTGCTTAACAGTTTATGCAAGGCAATTGCCCTATCCAGAAAGACATCGCTCGTCGTGCTCTGAATAATATAATTTAGTGCATGTTTCTGGTCTGCCTCGATTCTCCTGCCAAAGGGAGTCTTTATAAAAGTGCCATCCCAATACTTCTCCAGAACCTCGTCTCTCTTATAGGCTTTACTCGCCAGCTTGTCTTTCGACTTCGGATTATACAACCATGCGAATATCTTTTGTTTTGCCTTAGCTCTGTCGTATTTTCCATTATATACATTCTCCACATTCCATATATGAACATCGTCCATTGGTTGCTCCTCGCCTGCAAGTGAAAGGAGGGTCCGCAACTCTGCTGCGTTAAAATCTAACTCGACAAACCAGTCGTTCCTGGGTTTGAGAATAGCTCGGTGTTCTTTCGCAAGAGTCAAGATTGGAAAGCTTGTCTTGATGGTTGTCAGCCTTCCAGTCTTTGTGCCATAAGGATTGTACACGATTCTCCTGCTGATTCCATCAAAGTTTTTCCACAAAGAGCGACCCTTGGCGCTGCCAAGGCAAGATTTTAGCGGCTTCTTGTCAAGATTGACCGCTTGGCTTGAGATGTCTGAGGTTAGACGCACAACCTCCTTCATAAATTCATAATTTTCTGGTTTTTTATGAGTTTTCATCACATGCTCTGTAATCTCATTTTTAATTTCACAAAACTCGACCAGAAACCTCTCAGGAACAAGGTCGAAGAAGCAGTGCTCATCTAAAGATATTTTAGCATGAGAGAAAGACTTCAAGAACGCCTTGAGTTTGGATGATATCGATGACCACTGTTCCTCAAGTTCTGGCGGGCAGACCTGCGTGAGGGACTGCCCCAAGCAGTATAGCTGGGCATACTCTATCTCGCCCAAATCAGCTAAAAAAGGAGAATAAGACCATGTTTTTGTTAGCTGGTCTGACTGGAATGCCTCGTCGAGGTGAATCTCGCCCTCGCAATAGACACCATAGCAATCCTTTTTATTGTCAAGAGCTTGAAATAGCATTCATCACCTAAAATTGAAAGTTTGGTTTCTTATGTATTAATCTATCATAGACTTTCTCGTTTGTCAAGTGAAAGTTCAAACTTTTTTTATAAACCTCTTCTAGGTTGTGGCTATATTCTTTTTTAACATAGCTGAGCGCTGTCGCCATGCCCTGCCAATGTAAATGCTCGCAAGCTCGTTGCACGACTTTTTCAAACTCTCGTTGGGTCTGTGGCGACTTTGTTTCCACGGCTCTCAAATACATGATTACTCGCATCCAGAAGGCATCAGAGTATTTCTCTTCGTATTCGGCGAGTGTGATTCTTCGCCTCTCGGTATAGCAAATTGATGTTTTTGAATCCTTACCCTTGAAGGTGGTATTAAGCTTTGTAACATCAGGCTGCTGAGAAATAAACAACTCGTACATTTGAAATAGGAAGCCTTTAATATTTGCAACCTCATAACTCATGCTGTCAAGATAGTAAAAATTAAATACATCCTTGGTGGTGCTCACACTCGCTTGCCGCTCGTTCATTTTCTTTCGCATATAGCTTGAATTCACATCTGCTATTATACGCCATGGAGCATTTTTGTCAACTAAAAAACCAAACTTTCTGCAAGCTGTTGTGAAAAAATCAAAATTAATGTCACGGATAAACCCAATGTACTTTCCATAATCGTCGTCGTGCTTGCCCTTGATTAGCTCAACCATCAAGCCAGAAGAAAGTGGGGATGCATATCTCGATGTGATAAACGCAGTTCTCGTCACTGGCATATTCCTTGCGACCTTGCCGCAATAACCCATAAAGTGTCGAAGAAAAGAATCAAAATCAACAATCTCTTGGTTCATTGGGGAAGAGAGGTGGTCACCAACGAAGACCCCATACAGGTTCTGCATATGTTCATTATATCTCGTATGAACGCTCTCCCATGCCTGTTTTGGCTCCATCTTCTTGAATACTGTATTCTCGACTCTTATAGCCTTTAATCTTATCGCCTTCTGATGGTGAGCCACTAGCTCATTCCAAGCGTCAGCAACAAAATCAAGAACAAACTTAGTTTCACCACTTGGTGAAAGAATCTGTTTTAAGTTGTCCTCTGCAAGAATAATTGGCGAGCCCGATTCATTGACCCTCCCATACAAGATATTATAATCTGAGTATGTGTCGAGCGGTTCAGGCAATAGCTCTGGGTATGCAGTCTCAGCGTAAAGCCCTCTCTGATAGAATGCGGCTAGAGATGTCAAGCTGTTCTCACCTTTCGGGATTAGACTCTCATCTACTGCTGCATCTTTTTTAATTTGAAATCTTTTCATTATGTTGCGTCTCCGACTTTTGGCATCTCAGTGCCAGCGGGCAATCCATCAACTGGTTGCCCAGTAGAACCGTCGTCGCAGTCACTACCCTCGTTACTCTTATCCGTGGGAGCCTTTCCTGAGCCACTTGATGTCCAAATACACTTAAGGTCTGTCTGGAACTTGCCCGCTTCGATGGCGCATTTAACATTTGTAGTTAAGAAGTAGCCACCCAGACCAAGCATTGCTGCAATGCTCTTTATCTGCGAAGGGTCTCCTGCTCCGACTGTGGCGGGGTCGATATAAACATGCATTCCTGGTCTGAAAATGGCGTTTCCAAACATTTCCACATCGGCGTTATATTTTTCTCTAAGGAACCCGCCACCGAGTTCGCCTTCAAGCTCCATTCTCGCTTCTCGTGCGAAAGGCTGGTCAGACTTTTTAAAATTAATCTTCTTGACAAGTCCGCCGTCTGCGCCGATTCTAAAATGATATGTTCCAAGCTTGGCATCCCTCTTCTCTCTTGAGCCCTCTCCTTCAGACGGTGGACCGAAGCCCTTTGCACCGTGCGATGAAACATAAATAAAGAGGTAAGGAAACGACTCAGCTTTTTCTGCCTTTACAGCGCTCGGATAAGGCAAGATTCCCTCAAGGTCTTTAACTCGCTTGCCGCCAATCTTACCTTGGGTGTTTTTCCCGCTAACTCGGCACTGTCCTTTGTCTGTCGCTGGTACTTGCAACATTTGTATGCTCAAGTTCGCTGGTGCCTTGCCGTACTCTTTACCAAAGCACTCGGGGTTCATGGCTGCCCCCACAAGGCTTGTTACAGAATCTTTAATAAACTTTTTCAAAGAATACTTTTTAATTTGAGGCTTGACGACCTTATCCATAAACCAAATTTGAAACAGGTTCAAAGAAATTGGAATATCTGCCATATTATAATTATCTTTTAGTGTGTTCGTCTGAGGGTCGTAATAAACATACGGACCAGCAATGACTTTTAATCTCTCTAGTTCTGGAGTTCCCGTTTCATACAAACAGCGAAGTGCCACATTCAACAAATCTCCATAATGGAAATAATGGATGTCTAGCTCTTCTGGTCCTGGCGTTGCATCCCCGTCTTGCTTAAACGAGCCTGCCGCTTCGTTGGGGTCATCAATAGCCTCTTCAGTCGCATTGCGTAAATCTGACAATGAGCCACCTTCGGCTTTCTCACGGTTACTTGTTACCCAAGCCTTATCTTTTGCGGTTCGGCGGGCTGCTGCGGTATCGCCTGTTGCTTGTTGACCGTCTAACATGCCAAGGTCTTCTGCGGTGACCCTGACTTTCCAAATTTTACCCGAATTTTCTAAACCTGACAGGAGGGCGTTATACAAGATTGCTCTATCTTCAGCTTCAGCTTCAGCCTGATTTTCTAAAAGTTCTTTTTCGCTCTCTTTTGCCTCTTTAGACCTATCATCTTCATCTTTGCCGCAATTAGAATCGTTCTCTGCGCTGACAGAAGCAGCGGAGGTTTCTCTTGCTGCCGCTCTTTCAGCTTCTGCTTTATCCATGGCTTCGGTCCTGCCAATCAAGAGGACATCTGCATATTTGCTACTAAGAGCACCTTCTGAGTCTGCAATATATTCTATCTCCAGGTCAACCGCACCGTGCTCCTTGAAATCCAAAGAGTGGGACACCATGTTTAAATTAAAGAATTGTCTTGCATTCTTTACGACCTCTTTTAAGCCTGCGGAATTGGGCTCATCATCCCACAGCGAACCAGTCGGGTCGCCGTAGCCAACAGAAACACGAATCCTAAAATATTTTTCATTATAACTTCTAGAGCCCTCTGAATTCTTCTTGCCGCCGTCGCCACTATCGTTGCTAAATTTTGCAGAAGGCTCAACGAGGTTGAGAAAAGATATCTTTTGACCTTCGTGTTCGCCACGAGGAGCAAGCATGTCTTGCATGGAATTGAAGTGCAATTTAAGCTTTGCTTTAATATTGTTGTCAGATTCTGCGGGGTTTGTTCCCAGCAGTTCCCATTCAAACGACTTAACTCCAGCGCCCAAGCCTTTGCTGTAGCCAGATTTAGTCATGTCTTCAATAGAAGATGGGTTCAAGTAATCGTCAAAGGGAATTTCAATGGCAACGCCCTGAGAGTCTCTAGAAGGATAGTGCACCTTATACAATCGGATTTGAGGCACAAGTGTAGACATCAAATAAGGTTTGATTGTCATAAGTGCATTAAGGTCTGGAATCGCTAAAAGCTTTTGAACAATCTGCATGGGGTTTCCATGAAGAGGTACAAAGTTGCTAAATGTATTTTCAAGGTTAGAGTCTGCAAATGCTTCAAAGTTATAAACTAGAAAGCACTGCTCTTGCAGTCGCCTTGCCTGGACAGCCTTATTCTCATCTGTGATGATATCTTTGTTTGGTTCTTCTGCCATTGCATCCTACTCGTATCTCAAATATTCCAGAACCCTGTATAAGGGAAGTGGAACTTTAATAACTTCTCCAAGCTCAACATGAGACTCAGTGGGTTTTTTATTATACCATGCAATGACCCACCAGTAAGCTGAATCGCCATAATATTTGTGAGCTAGTTTAAAAAATCTATCTCCAACCTTCCAAACATGACCGACTCGCTCAAGATTGGTTCTCTCAAGGGCAGTTGGGTGGCGGAGCTTTGCCGTGCCAAACTGTCGGACCTTTTTTATCCCACGAGCCTCGAAAGCGTCTTGGTAAATCTCTTCAGAGTTTTCCAGAGGTGCGCTGTTATCATACCTTTTACTCATGATTTCTTGCCCTCCATCTCTGCTTCGTTAGCTTTAGCTTCAGTGCTGTCAGATGTTGTTGGCTTTTCACCAGTCTCTGTTCCTGCTGGGGTGCCTGTTTCCCCTGCTTGGTTATAAGGAAAGTTTTTTGTTCTCTTGGTGCCGTTCGCCCAACCCAAGCCGTGGGTGTGGTTTACAGTGTAATCACAAGACAATTTAATTGTCTGTGGATATAGCGTACCAATGCCAGCGTCAAAAAAGCCTGAATCGAAGTCTGGCTCGTATGTGAACCCACCTATGGTCCCGACAAGACCATTTGATTCAGCCGAAGAAGCCCCAGATGCACCAGAGCTTACATCTTGAATCAAGTTTGCAAACTTTAACCTAAAGATTGGTCCTGCCGCAATGGTTGTTGCGACTGAAGCTCCCGTCTCAGAATATGTTGGATATAACATTGAGAATAAGGTGGTGCAGCGCTCCAAATTTGAGACCGCCTCCTCTTCTGATGCTGAGATAACCTCCCAGCCCAAAGATATTTTTCTTTTTGTGCCCTTGAAGGTTTGGATTGGGTCCATTCGTCCATAAACTTCTTCTGAGTTATACTCGGACTCGAACTTATCCTGATAAGATGTTACAAAAGCCTTGAACTGGACGGATGTTTTTGTTGGAATATGAAAAATATCAATAATCAACCGTTTATCGTTTGCCAGCAAGTCCGATGCATCGCCTGACATTCCGCTTTTAAATGTAGCCATTTATTTATTCTCTCCCATATACCTAATTAGCTAACGCTCAAGTTTACTCTCTTGTTCAATATAGCCTCAACTGCTCTTCCCAATTCTCTCTCGTTGAGCACGAGCACAACATCCTGTCCACCACCACCTGATTCTGCGGATGCCTTATCTGCGTCGGCTCTCGCCTGTGAAGCTCTTGCAGATGCAGTGACCATTTGAGCAAAGGCATCATCCTTGGTAGATTTCATATTCGCTTGAACCTCGACATATCTTTCGGCTTCGTCAACCAAGTTTCCTGCTGACATTGCAACTTCAGGGGTCATGTTCT